ATTGAGAGCAATCTGGGAGAATAGATCTCAAATTTTAGAAGGAGTAAAAAACTCAATTATAAGAGATGAGTTAGTTGAAGACATTGCTAGAATGAGACAGGATATTTGTTATGACTGTGATCAAATTGATGAGAAAGGAAAAGAATGTGCAGTTAAAGGAACACAACCATGTTGTGCTGAATGCGGTTGCTCACTTGCATTTAAAACAAGATCTCTTTCTTCTGAATGCCCATTAGGTAAATGGCAAGCAATTGCTACAGAAGAAGAAGAGGATAAATTAGACCAATTATGAGTATAGTATTTAATGCAGATGACCATAGCTACAAGAGTGTAGATCCCAATGATGAAATTAAGTGGATTAGTGTAACTACTCTACTGTCTAGTCTTAAGAAATCTTTTGATGCAAAGAAAGTAGCAGAGAGAGTAAGTAAGAATAAGAAGTCTAAATGGTATGGTATTGATCCAAAAACAATTGTTCAGATTTGGGATAATGAAGCTAATAGAGCTACAACTCTAGGTACATTCTATCATAATCAAAGAGAAGCTGACTTATGTTCACTTGCATCTATTGAAAGAGATGGGGTTACTGTTCCTATATTTAAACCATATGAACAACCTAATGGTTTAAAAATTGCTCCTGTACAAAAACTTGAACCAGGCGTGTATCCAGAACATATGGTCTATCTTAAGTCAGCAGGCTTATGTGGCCAATCAGATTTAGTTGAAGTAGTCAATGGTAGAGTTAATATCATTGACTACAAAACTAATAAGGAGATTAAAACAGAATCATTTAAGAACTGGGAAGGAATGTCAGAGAAGATGTTATCACCAGTAGACCATTTGGATGATTGTAATTTTAATCACTATGCTTTACAGTTAAGTATCTACATGTACATTATCTTAAAGCATAATCCTAAACTTCAACCCGGAAAAATATTTATTCACCACATTACATTTGAAACAGAAGGTGAAGATCAATATGGATATCCTATTGCTAAATTAGATGAAAATGGAGAACCAAAGGTATTAGAAGTAATACCAATGCCAGTGCCTTATCTTTATGATGAGGTAATCTCAGTTATCAATTACCTTAAGGAGAATCCTTATATTATTAAAAAGAAGTAATATGATTGTAAGATTATTTGATGTCCAGAATGGTAAAGTAGTTCCTACTGAACATTGTTATACACTAAAAGCACTTAAAGATATCATGGATAATTATCCAGATGATTATCTTAAAATATATCTTTACTTGTTCTATATGACATGTCCTAACCCAGATATGAATCCTTTTTTTCATACTCCAGAGATAGATAAAGAACACATCATTTTAAAAGAAATAGAAGCAGAATTCTCCACAGAAGATGATGATATTCATACAGCTCTTTTATTCTGCCAAAGAATGTATGAAACTCCTACATCTAGAGCGTATAAGGGTATGGCATCTATGTTAGACAGATTAGCTAGATACATGGAGACTACACAGATTACTGCAGGTAGAGATGGAAACATTAACTCACTAGTAGCTGCAGCAAAAAACTTTGACCAGATTAGAGCATCATTTAAAGGAGTATATAAAGACCTTCAAGATGAACAATCAAGTAAAGTAAGGGGTGGACAAGGATTAGCATATGATAGTTAATTATGAGTGAGATTTATCAAGACATACCAACCTATGACAATGGAACATGGACAACAACAAGTTTTGAATCCAGACAGGACTTCAGCGACTTCATATTTGGGGTTTTCAAAGAACCCGGTAAGTACAGATTCAACAATACAACTAATCAGATATTTACATCTGAGTCAAGAAGGTTTAGAGATAATGGAGTATATTGCACAGCCCCATTCAAATCAAAAGACTTTATTGCCTATTGGGATGATCAAAAACAAAAATGCCGGAAAGGGGTAATTATAAAAGAAAATGGTGACACATGGTTTCTTGCAAGAGAATACTACATGTGGTTAAACTTCCTACCAATCTTTGATAAGGAACAACAGAAGTTTGATTTTGCTAAGATAAGGGATGCACAGTATCACATGGCTCTTTATGAGTTACTAGCTGAATTAAACTATAAACATGCAGCTATTCTTAAGAAACGTCAGATTGCATCCTCTTATTTCCATATGGGTAAGTTTATAAATCAGCAATGGTTTGAAGCAGGGGTTACTCTTAAAATGGGGGCAAGTCTTAAAGATTATATCAATGAGAAAGGATCCTGGAAATTCTTACAAGAATATGCAGCTTTCTTAAATGAGCATACAGCATGGTATAGACCTATGTCTCCGGACAAGGTAATGATGTGGCAACAAAAGATTGAAGTAAGAAAAGGAGATAGAAAAACAGAAGTAGGTCTCAAAGGAACTATACAGGGTATGTCATTTGAGAAAGATCCAACAAATGGTGTAGGGGGTCCGGTAAAATACTTCTTTCATGAAGAGGCAGGGATTGCTCCTAAGATGGATCAAACATATGAGTACATGCGTCCAGCCATGCGCTCAGGTATGGTTACTACAGGTATGTTCATTGCAGCAGGATCTGTGGGTGACTTGTCTCAGTGTAATCCATTGAGAGATATGATTCTTAATCCTACATCTAAAGATATTTATGCTGTAGAAACTAATCTTATTGATGCAAAAGGTACAGAAGGTTTGTCAGGTTTGTTTATTCCTGAACAATGGTCAATGCCACCATACATTGATGACTATGGTAATTCACTTGTAGAAGAAGCATTAAAAGCATTAGATGAGCAGTTTGCTAAATGGAAAGATGAGCTATCTCCAGAAGACTATCAGTTAAGGATATCACAGCACCCAAGAAATATTGAGGAAGCATTTGCACATAGAACAGTATCTGTATTCCCTCCACACTTACTTACTGCTCAGCAAAGAAGAATTGAGGATAAAGAATATGCTTATGAATTCTTAGATATATTTACTGATGAGAATGGTAAAGTAGCTGTTAAGACAAGCAATAAGCATCCAATTAAGGAGTTTCCAATTACAAAGAAAACAGAAGATAAAACGGGAGTACTTGTAGTATGGGAAAGACCAGTTGCAGATCCAACATTTGGACAGTACTATGCTTCTATTGACCCCGTGTCAGAGGGTAAGACTACAACATCAGAATCCTTATGTTCTATTTATGTAATGAAAGCACCAGTGCAAGTAACTAAAGTAACCGGTATTGAAACAGAAACATACATAGAACCAGATAAGATTGTAGCTGCTTGGTGTGGTAGATTTGATGATATTAATAAAACTCACCAGAGACTAGAACTAATTATAGAATGGTACAATGCTTGGACAGTAATTGAGAATAACATCTCTTTATTTATTCAGTACATGATATCAAGAAAGAAGCAAAGATACCTAGTACCTAAGAGTCAGATTATGTTCTTAAAAGATCTGGGTGCTAATGCTAATGTATTCCAAGAATATGGATGGAAAAATACCGGCACACTATTTAAACAACACCTTCTTAGTTATGCAATTGAATATACTAAAGAAGAATTAGATGTAGAAACTAAACCTGATGGGACAATTGTACGTACAAAGTACGGAATAGAGAGGATCCCAGATATTATGTTACTACAAGAGATGAGAGAATATTCAGATGGGGTTAACGTGGATAGACTTGTATCATTTGCAGCATTAGTTGCATTTATGAGAATCCAACAAGCAAACCGTGGTTATGCTAAAAGAACTATTATGGATGATACCGCCAAAAACTTGCAAAAGTCAGAAAATTTGTTTAAATTAAATAATAGTCCATTTAGGCATATGGGTAAGTCATTCTATAAAAATGATCAAGGGTTTAAACGTTCACCCTTTAAACATTTTAAATAAAAGTTATGCAAGTATATAATGCATTAGATTTAAAAAAAGGAGCAAAAGCTAAGCAACATAGATTGGGTAGTATTACCCAGCCATTACAATTTGTTTCTAATAAAGACAAAGATGATGAATGGGCAGCTTGGAATCTTGACTGGCTTGAATGGCAAGGACTAAAACAAATCCGTAGAAATGCCCGCAGGTTAATGAAGAACTATAAACTTGCTAAAGGTATTAT